CAAATCATCCGCTACTGGAAAAATTTGATTATCAGGCTCAACTTGTGCCACGCGATAACCTGTTTGTCTTGGCTCAATTTTTGAAATTAATGCTTTCATAATTTTTTCCTTTTACCATTCAAAAACAACAACGCCTGTACCGCCACTACCACCGCCGTTGTTGCCACTGCCGCCAGTGCCAACAGTAACAGTGAGAGTATTTCCTGAAGTTAATCCTGTCAAATATTTAATTGCACAACCGCCAGCGCCAGCGCCAGTTGCATATCCTTTACCACCACCGCCGCCGCCAGCAGAACCAGAAGTTGTAGAACCTGAAATATTGCCGCCGCCAGCGCCACCAAAAAATGAAGCACCACCGGGTGATTGATTTACTCCGCTAGAACCGCCATTAATATTTAAATCCCCACCACTTCCAGAACCGCCAACGCCAATTGAATAAGGATTTGAACCATTTTTTTGACCGCCACCGCCACCAGTTGCGCTAATTGTTGAAATTGATTGTGTACCAGACGCAACGCTAGATGTATTACCCGAATTACCAACAAACCCACAACATCCGCTGGAACCGCCGCCAGCACCGCCGCCACCAACAACAGTGACTTTTACTGCTGTAACGCCAGATGGAATTGTGAATGTGCCGTTGGATGTAAATACTTGACCTAAAACTCCAGGCAAAGACGATGAATTTAAAGTAATTGAACCTGAACCATTGGTAATTGACATACCCGTGCCAGCAGTCAAAGTGGAAAGGGTATATCCGCTTCCATTACCAATAGGAATTTGACCGTTGGTTGGCGTTGCGGTTGTTCCCGTGCCGCCGTAAGCAGTTGTAACGGTAGGCAAATTGGTAACTGGAATCGTTCCGTAAATGCCTGTCGCGCCATTAAGCTGCCCTGATGAATTGACGTTGTTGGCAAGGAGTGCCAAATTGAGTGCTTGTGTCATACTGCGCCCGTTCTATTGAAAGTTTGTTGAACCAAAATATTTGTGTTTACAAGCGGAGTTTGGCTCAATGTGTAAGAACCAGACGACACCGTGTAATCGACTGTTTCTAACAACAATGCGCCATTATTCCACAGGTTAAACGCTAACGGATTGAATGTAAAGGCATAAGTTGGAGTACCCGCTATTGTGTAAGCATCTACGTTTACGGGTGTGCCGTTTGGTACGCCAAGATTGTTGTTTGTCCACTGAATCACCTGCAAATCACCCGTCACAGCCGAAATAAATGAGATTGTTTGGCCTGAGATGTTGTAGTCCTGAGCATTTACAACCGTGCCATTCAGAAACAACAATTCATTGCCGCTATAAAGGGTAAACCCTGATGCTGTGTAGTCGGTTTGATTGCTTAAAGAAACAGTATTGCGAGTGAATGAGTTGTACGTTGCTGGAGTTGAATTAACCGAAGCAAACGAAATGATAGTGATAATATCGTTGACAACAGCACTTGTGCCGAGCGTGACCGTGCTTGCTGCGTCTGTGTATTCTGTTGTGTCTAACAACAAACCATTGCGGAAAACCCAACAATTGCCTGTGACATATTCAGACCCACGGGTGACGCTAAACACCGTTTGACCGCTTGAGGCATCAAAAGCTGTCATTGTGTAATAGAACGAATCAGGGGCTGCGAATCCAACCACGCGCCCATAAATGTCAACTGTCAGCGTTGCCACCGCAGACGTTTTTGTGTAAGCCCCTCCCGGAAACGTCAGCAATTGCGCCAATGATGCAATCACTTGCCCTTGTGGGTTGTTGGTAATGGCAATTTCACCCGTGCCAACCGTTGTTGTACCCGTTTGAATCAATTGACCAGTACGAGCGCCAAGATCAATGACGTTCACGCCATCAGGCAAACCTTGCCAAATTGTTTGGTCATACGTTGTGGTATCCGTAGGCACAAACAAAGCCGTACCCGCCGAAGGTGCTGCGCCACCAGTTGCAAACGAAATTAAATTATTACCACGATTGCAAAACAACAAATAATTTGTCGTTCCAAACGTAGGCGATGCTGGATACCATGTGTAATCGGATGGTGTCGGGTCAGCAGAACCGCTTGCGTTGTTTGCCAAACCAAAATAAGACAACCCACGAGGATTGAAGTTAAATCCAGAGCCTGTAATGCTGCTTGCATACGCCACGCTTAGATAACGCTGTGTAAATTGGAATGTGAAAGGTCGCCAATTAAAAACTGTGCTTGCAGGGCTGTAATTTGATTTTGTCAAACTATTGACCATGCGCGTGAAAAAATACCAATTGCCAGCAGGAATTCCCGTCAACGTCACGGGTGGCATTGCTGTGTTTGTGTTGTACGGGTTGCCGTTTGATTGCACAGCCGTTGTGCCAGCAAAAATGTATTGATTGTTTGCAGGATTGGAAAATGCTGAATACCAAATTTCAGCGTATTGAATAATCCCCACGCTGCTGGTTGTTGCGTTTACTTGAAACGATGGAATGTTTGCAATGGGTTGACTGCCAGAAACAGTTGGTGCAGGAATAGTTCCAAAAATGTTTGGGTTTGGCAAACCCGTATTGGCACTTGGCGTGAATTGCGTGATTGAGGCATCATTAAACACCGATGGGTCATAATTTTGCAACGTCAAATCAACAGTAACTGCACCATCTTGTGCAAATTTTTGAACAACTTTAGTAATTCTAAAAAGTTTGGCAACCCATCCATAAATTGAGTTTGTTACCGTTACAACATCACCAGCTTCCAATTCCAAGCCAATGTAATTGACAGAACAAGTAACTTGCAAATCCAAACGTGCTGCTTTTAAAAACCTGATTGCCAACAATTGCGCTTGTACGTTGTTGTCCACCAAGGGCAATTTGATTGTTTGTTTGTTGACAGGCTCATTTGCATAAAGCAAAGAAGGGTCAATCAAAGCCAAATCAAACACAGCAGTATTAAAAGAACTGTTTGTAGTTTTGTCTGGAAATTGACATTCAGCAATGTTGTAGGTGTTTGAAATGTCCATTGACGTAATGGACAAAGACGAAATCATGTTGCTATCGTTGATGTCTGTCGCCACCGTGTAAGTTGGCGTTTGCACAATGATTGACCATGTGCCAAAAATTTCATTGTATTTAAGCAAACAATCACAACTGTTTGCCATGTCTTGCAAGTTTTGCAAAACTGTATTTGCAGGGTCAATTACACCGTTGAATTTAAATCTTGGTTGTGTGCTTGTGCCACCGCTATATGGTGTATAAGTTATTGTTTGATTGCAATATGTGTTCAATGCGGCAATGCTGATCATGTCGATTTGATTTGATGGAATCGCAGCCCCATAAACCGTATTTGTCAAATAATCATAAAAACAATCACCTGCGCTATTACGTTCATTGATAACTTGAAATTGTGTTTGTTCTAATGATGTAACGCCAGCATTTGCGTTGTAATTTAATTGCACAATTGCAAAGGCACATCGTGACATTTCTTTGTAAGCATCCCATGTGTATGTCAACCCACTAGATTGCATAACTTGAATTGCAGACAATCCAGTATTTGTTGGGTTTCCTGAACCATTGCGATACAAATACATGAAAATTGAACCGTCAATTTTGGTGTCAATTACACCAGACGAAACATCTTGCAATCCAGTTACACGAGTTAAATCAGATGAACCAAAAATACATTTTTTTCCACCATAATAAATATCTCCAAAATTTATGTTGTCGCCACTATTGCCGCCTGTAACTTCACACAATGACAAAACATAGTAAAGCGTTTGATTGTTTGACGTAATGCTTACATCAGTTACAGCACCGCCAACAAAAGCAGAACCATAAACAACAGGCAATTTTGTACTTGTTGCAGGACTTACTTGTAAATTTGTGCCTGTTTGTAATGTTTGATTTTGTTGTGGTGGTGTTGGTGCTGTAAGTTTTGAAAATATTGAAGATGCAACCATTGTCACGGCAAAAGAAATTACTTCAGCCATTACGCCTGTAATACCAACTTCAGCCAACAAAGGTAAAAGTACAAAAGACATTACATCATCCAATCATTACAAATTTTTGTTGCGCCAATTTTTGACAAATCAGCATCACCAAAATTGGAAATATAAAATTCTTCAATTTCAGAATTTTTTTTCATTTCATTCCCAATTTCAATGTATTTTTTCATTAGTTTCAAACTGTTTTTTTTACTTTTTGCAAACCACATTGTCTCTTGTAATGTCCATACATTTGGTATCCAAAAACAAGGTGATCGAATAGCGCAAAGAAAACCATCATCAGCAATCAAAACAAAACCAGCACCAGCATAAATTTTAGACAATTGTTGGTCAACGTATTCTGACGACCAATTTTGTTTTTTCATGGACAAACGATTGGGATGTTGTTCATGGAAAGCAATCAAAAATTCTTTGATTCTTTCATTGTCAAATTTATTGGCAAAACGAATCATGCGACTTGTGAACCAAATTGGAAATACAAAGTTGCAATCGTAGAAACACGATTCATGCTTGTATCACCAGAATTAAAATATTGCCAACTTGGGTCGTTTGTGAATCTTCCTGCTGTACGATTTTGCAAAATCATTTGTATGTTTGACGCTTGAATAGAAATTGTGCCGATATACGACCTCACTTCCTCCATCCATTGTTCGCTGATTTGGTAGGTGTTGATAAAACCGTAAAAATATTGATACAACCCACCAGAACCGCCCGTTGTGATAAGGTTGCCTGATGTGTCAAAAAAACCTTTCCACATTGTAATTTGCGAACCCTTAATGTCTTGAGAAAGCACCCACGACAATAAAGCTGTGTCAATGCCCACCAATGAAACAGATGTTTGATTTGCAGTGCTTTTGATGTCGCGCTGAATGTCACCAATAGAAATCAATGAACCCAAACCATCAAAAGGCTGTGAATCAACAGCGTTAATTGTCAATGCGGATGCTGTGGTGGCAAACCGATAAGTGCCAGAAGGAGAAATGACGCGAACAAAATCCGCATAACGAATGTTGTTTGTGTTATCCAGTGGTGGAATGTCGTTCATGTCACCGCCTCAAATGCTTTGAATGTAGATTGCCAAGATATAAAGCTGTCATTTGTAATTGGCATCAGCGTGTACGTTGGGTATTGCTGCAAGATTACAGGAAATGTGACGCCAGTGTAATTTGTACCGCCCATTGAAACAGTTGTACCGTATTGACCAATTACCGCATTGACCGCAGACCCAAGAGGTCCATTGATAAGGTTTCGATGCACGGGAATTGTTACCGTTGAACCCAAGCCACGTTGTACGTCTTGCGTTGCAATGTATGTGTATGTACCAACTTGGCAAAAATCACCAGCACGAACAATGTATGCAGATGCACTAATTGCTGGCAAATTACCAAGCACCATGTTTTTGGCTGTGCTTGCAGTTTCCCATTGGCAAGCGGCAATTTCCGCGCTTGTCATGTCGCCTTGGTAGTTAATGTAATTTGTCCAACCTGTTGTCCCAAAATTTAAATATTGGGTTAATGATTTGTCGTAATAACGTAAATTGGCAAGCAATGCGCGATTTTTGCTGTACAACAAATAATTGTTCGGTTTGAACTCAAACATAAATGGCACAACGGTAATCAATTCAGATGTTGAAATCCGTTGATTGCGTGAAATCACTTGTCCAACAAATCGTTGGTCGGTGATGTGTACCGTTTCCGCAATAGCAAGGATTGTGTTTAAATTTGCCATGTCTTACCTACTTTGTGGCAACGATCTTTGCGCCGATTGATTAGCCGCCCAAACCGCTGTTTTGTTTCTTGCTAAGAATGTCGTTGCTGATTGTGTGTCAATTGCTTGCATGGATGCAATGTATGGACCATTGTATGTAACAGATTGTCCACCACCACCAAGATTTCCAAGTGCGTTGTTCGGAATAATTGTTCCTGCGCTTTTTGGAATAAACAATTCGGGACCTGCTTCGCCAACCAACGATGCTTGACCAACTGGAGGGTCTCCACCATCTGCAAACGCTTGCATCATGTCGCTGCCAGTAGCTGTGCCAAGGTTAGCTGTCGCTCCGTGTCCACCACCGCCAAACAAATTGCCAATGCCAAGTGCGCTACCCGCTTTGGCAAACAAACTACTGGCTTGCATTTGCAATTGCGCTTTCAGCATATCTTGAATCATGCTGGTAATAAGGCTTTTGAAATTTAGCTTGCCAGTTGTCACAAACGTATTTAATGCGTTGGTCATTGAACTTGTCATTGATGTAAACGCTTGTCGCCCAAAATCTGCGGCAGTCATTGCGTTTTCTTTGTATTGGTTAAATGCTTCATTCCAACCAAAACCAAAACTTTCACGCAGTTGTTGATTAGCAATCACAGCGTCTTTTGTTTTGACAATCATCTCATCGTAAACCTGTTCAACTTTTTCACGTTGTTTTTCTAACTCGTCAATGACTTGTTTTGAATTGGCTGTGTGACTTGCTCTTGCGGCATCTTCTTGTTTGCGAATTTCCTCGTCAACTTTGTTTTTTTCCAACACGACTTTCATCAAAGCATCTTCTAATTCTTTTTGATTTTTAGTTGCGTTGCTAACTTCAAGTTGCGCTGTCAAAGCCAAATAACCTGCATCGGCTTGTGCTTTGTAAACTTTGGATATTTCGTCTGCTTTATCCAATTGTTTTTGTTGCGCGTTAATAATTGTGCGATGTGCGCTTTCAACTTTTTTAATGTTGTCAACGGCTTTGTCTGCTTTTTTATCACCAAACAATTGGTCAAAATAATCAAAATCTGATTTGACCATTGCATCAGTTTTCTTTTGTTGCTCATCCCACAAATTGCCAATTTCAGAAAATTGCAAAGTGACCAACAATTTCAACTCTTTGGCAAGTGTTCCCAAATCAGACAAAACAACTTCAATCGTTGTTGATACAAATTTGACCATCACCGCCGCAACTTTTACAAATTCACCAATCCAATGAATAATGTCTTTAATGACTTCATTGTTGCCGCCCAATGCGTCATACAAGCTGTTCAACGTAGGGATAACCGCAGTCGTAAATTGAACTGTGATGTTGTTCCATGAAGATTTAAGTTTTTCGCTCAGTTCATGCGATTTTTCAATGGCATCCGAATACTCATCAAATTGACCTTTGGTTTTTTGCAGACTTTCGTTAAGTCCAACAAGGTCAACGCCTTTAATAGCTTTGCCCAAAGTTTGAAAAGCCAAACCATTGCGCTCGGCTGCGTCTTTCATGTTAGCAAGACCTTTGACCGTTTTTTCAAACAAATCTTGCTCTGACAAATGAGCCAAATCATTAAGCGTCACACCAAGCCGAGCAAACGATTCTTGCGCTTTGACGTTACCTTGTGCGGCTGCTTCAATTTTTACAGTAAAACCTGAATACAGTTTGCTTGTATCTTCTGCCGTGCCACCATTCAACTCAAGTGCTTTGGCTAACCGCAAAACAGATTCTGTTGCAATGTCGTTTGCTTTGGCGGTTTCAACAATTTGATTGGCATACTCCATTGCTGATTTGGTCATCTCAATAAAACCAGCAGCCGACACTATTTCAGGAATGTACTCAGACAATTCCTTCAATTTATCTTTGGCTTCACTAATGCCTTTTTTAAACTCGGTGGTGTCAAGCCCTAGTTGAGCGCCTAAGCCAGCAATGATTTGTGCCATTATTTACCTTTGAAAAACTGTGTCGGCGCATTTGGACTCATCATTGCAAATGCCAACAAAGACTGAGAAACTCGTTCTTTTTTGGTTTTCTCATCCAATGGTGGGTACAAGTAATCGTGCGCTCTTGGTATGATTTTTTCTAGTGTATATGGTGACGCTCCTTTGGGCAACATTTTGTTAAACTGCCCTGCCGTTAATGTCCCAAGAACTTCCAAAATCCCACGGTTTCCAATCATTCCATCGGCATACATGATGCTTATGTCTGTGAATGTTTCCTCGTCAAGATTTGCAGGGTCTGTGCCGTGTGCAAGCAAATATGCTTTGACTTGCCTACGGATTGACCCTGTTACTTTCCCCGCGCCGCCGAGTAGTTGGGAGAAATGACTTTGCTGATTTCCTCAACCAATTCAAGCTGCACGGTGAACGGGAATAATTCCTCAATGTCAGCGTAACTGATCGTTGACATATCAAAATCTTTGTTTTCAGGCACAAGCAACTTGAACATTTCAATCACGCGGTTTTGCGTCATCACTTTGTTTCGGGATGTCTCGCGCAATGAATAACCTTTGACCATGATGTCATCGGTTTTGAATTCAATGTCAGGGTCGGTTGTGTATTTTTCTTTGTTGTCAAAGAATTCTTTTGCCATGTCCGAATAGAACTTGTATGCCAAGTCATCGTCAATTTTTTTGATGCGCTCGAACATGGCTTCTGTTTCGAGCGTCAACGGCACTTTGACTTTGAAGGTGTGTCCACCAAAATCAAATGAGCGTGTGCGAATTGCGTCTTTTGAAAAGTTTGAACCAAAGGCGTTTTGTAATGTCATTTTTTATGCTTTCATGTGTTTTGAACGATATTTTTCAAGGGCTTGTTTCAAAGCGTCAGCCAAACTGTTGGTGACTTTTTGAGCGTTGCTTTCTAGCGCAGGTCGGATAAATGGTCTTCCTTCACCTTTTTCCCATTTCGCTGTGCCAAATTCTATGGCAAAAGCCCGAGCGTCAGAGTGCATATGCTCTTTTTTGCCCGTTTTTTTATTTTTGAATTCTTTTTTGAACAACTTAGATTTATGACCTAAGTCATCATCAGGGTAAAACCTGTTTCCGGGAGCGACAGTTACCCGCGAAATCATAATCATGGTTGGTGTGGTGTACACCGAATGTTTGTCTTTGCCGTTTGGTTTTCTAGCTTCTAGGCGCAACGATGCCAACAATTGCCCCGTGTCTACGTTGCCATGCGTTTCTAACAAAGATTTAGACGTTGCCAAAACGGGTTGCATTGCAGCACGACAAGCATTTTGCAAAATCTTTTTGCTGTCTTTTTCGCTGAAATCGTCTTTGATCTCATCCAGCAAAGTTTCAAATTCTTTGAAACCTTCCCATTTAAGACTGATGGTTGTGCCAGCCATACGTCACCCGACCACGATTTTTTTGAAAATCTGGTTGTTTAAATCAACAACGTATTGCGCGATTTGCTCGGGTGTCATTTTGTCGGCATGATTTCGCGCAATTTCATACGCTAAATTTACCCCTGCCGTGCGCTGCTGCAATCTTCCGAACCATTGTTTTTCGCCGCTTTCGGCGCGTTCGGTAATGTATTTCAGCAGGTCATTGTTTGTTTTGATTTCCATGTGATGTGAAAAACGCCCCGAAGGGCGTTTGATTATGTGTTGTTTGACCAACCGTATTGGTTGCCGCGAGGGTGAATAGTGAATGTGCATTTCGCTTCTGCATTGGGTGCAGTTTCGATTTTGAATTCACCAACACGACCATTGAAAGCGTAAGCTACCACGTTTGCGCCATCGTAAGCCGAAATCACATAGGTGCGGTCAATTGTGCCGTTGTAAGCATCACCACGAATCAACAACAAAGCAGGGTCGCTAGGATTCCATGCTGCGTTGATGGTCATGCTAGTGGGTTTGCTTTGGGTTGGGATGATGTCCGATTGACGCGAACCAGCCACACCGAAGTTTGCGCTTGCATCGTCTTGACCAAAAGCAGGGATTGCTTCGACAGGGACAATTTCGCCAGCAGAGCCTGAACCGCCAGCAGTAGTGCCAACAATGTTTTGAACTTCAGCAGTCCAAGTGGACAATTGAGTAACAGTCAAAGGAGTTGGTGTAGCGCCAGTTTGCATCCATAGTGCTGCACTAAATCCGGGTAAAACCTTATTTGGGAGAGCCATTTTTCATTTCCTTCAAAAGAGTTGATTGTGTAGTGTCAGCATGGTATGTACATTCTGCAATCCAGAATAATCTGGTGCAATTTTACTTGGTCATCATAGGTGTTGTATAGCCAGTTAATGTCGATTTTAGAAACATCAAACCCGCCAGAGCCACCAAATTGTCCCGAGTAACCATGTAATGCCTGAATGATTGTGTTGGCAATGCCAAAAGCGTCTTGCATTTGTTGCCCAAACACCGATGCTTGAAATATCGGTGTGTCAATGCCTTTTATGGACTGCACTTGCCCCGTGTAAACAGGTTGGTGAACATTGCGTAATTGCCAAGTGACAAATTTGGGCTGAGATGCAAAATTTCGGTTGAAGTTTGCATACACAGGCACAGGATTAGCCACAGCAGACAACTGCGCTTGAATTGCTGTCGCATAGTCGAGTACGTTTTGTTGTGTTGTCATACAGCCACAGTCGGGTCGTTGCGATAACACAAGAACGTGATGTTCATGCGGTCATTTGATTCCATTGCATCGGTAATGCGCCATTCGTTGCCGCGCCACACGATTGCATAGCCACTTTGGTTTTCCACCATCGTTTGCGTGTTTGGTGTGTAGTTCACAATAAACTTGACCAAATCCGAATAAACCCGATTGTCTTTACCAATCTGTAAACTGTTTCGCACGTCTTGAATCAAGCCACGAGTTTGAAACCAAGTGGTCATTGAGGTGATTTGTTGCCCATACTGATCGGTAGTAGTGGCAACATTTTGCACCGTGAAGTTTTCGTACCGTGCGATTCCCATTTACATCACCAGCGGTTTGTAAGGTCTGAGCAAAGCCGCCACGCCATAAGGAATTTCCTTCAATGACGTTGCCGTAGTGTTGCTGCGGTTGTTGTACAAATGCGTCAACAACATTAAACCCGCTTGCTGAATCACAGGGTATTGAGCGTAAGGGTTAGCAGCAGTCGTGTACTGAACCACGATTGGGTTGGTAATGACCTGATTGCAGTTATCGGGTATACCCGTGCAAATCACTTTGTTGCCAGTTGGGTCGTACCAATATTGGCTTGAACTCAATGTCTGAAAAACTGGAGGCGTTGAAGCATCCCAAAAACCAACAGAATTGATTGTGGTGTTGCTTGTGCCTTGCGTGACTTCTGGCAAATCCAGACACACCTGTGTGCCTGTCATGCCATTAAATGCCCCGTAGTACACCTTGTAAGTGATTGGGAATATGGACATTCCCAAATAATCTTCAATGGCTTGGCGCGTTGCTAATTCCAATCCTGTTAAATATGCGTCTTGGCTTTCATCGCCAAATAAGTTTAACTGTTGGGTGATTTGGTCAAGCGTCAGCCATTCGGTTGTCAAGTCACGCGAAACCTGCTCAACTTTTTCATAGCTGAACGGGTTGCGTGATGACCCCAAATAAGGTCCATTGGTGTAACTGTCTAATGGCATTTTGTACCTATCAGGTTGTCAAACGAACACCAGCGAAAACGTCACGAATGGTTGAGCAGACACGTTTTTGTGCCAAAAGGGTCATGTATCCGGGAGCAGATTGTTCAAACCATTGGAATGACATTTCATCATTGTCTGCAATGGTGACAAAGTTTTCCCAAGCTGCCAAATAGATTGGCGTTTTGCCTGAACCAATTTGATCCATAAACGGATTCGGCACAACTTTGATGCCAAACAAAGAACCCAAAAATGCACCGTCTTTTTCACCAACATCCAAAAACAAAGGCAAGTTGCTGTTGTCTTTCAATTCACGAATGTATGTGATTGTCGATGGGTGCATCATCCAACAAGTTGTTGGCAATGAATAATATTGAGGTGGCAACTTGGCAACCAAATTGTCCAAATCGTTGTAAACAATCGAATTGCCTGTGATGCTGGCAAATGTTGCAACTGTGTGCAAGCCGTTGGTAATGGCTGAACCGTTTGAACCAAACGCAGCACTTGAACCGCTTGGATAAGAATTCAAACCACGCAAGCCCAAAGTGCCACCGTATGCGGTTGTGGTTGTGCCAGCTTGGTCGTTGTTGAACATCATGGATTGGGCTTCAAGAGTGCCAAATTCCATTCCAACGTCTGTCAGGATTGTGTCGCCCAAGTTTGTAATGTCATCTAAGACAGCAATACGAACTGGCACGGTTGCGGTAATTGTCTGGACAGGCAATTGCCAAAATGAAGTCGCCGTGTTGGGTGTACCTACGTTTGGCGTGAAGTTATAGCCCCAAGGATTTGTTGGGTTAGATACGTTACCTGTTTTGACTACAAACGCTTCGTCTGAGCCAATGGTAGGTACAACGCGAGAACCAGCAATCCGCAGCGGGTTTGCATAGCGTAACGATGCAAATACATCGTCATAAATTACACGACCACCAACCCCTGAACCAGAGCCAGTAAGCGCCGAGGCTTCGCGCAAATTAACAGTAACTTGCTCTTGTTTTTTTAACGAGGATTTAATGGCTTTGAGAATGGGCTGCATGGTTGTTTCCAAGTGAATTAAAAAAAGGGGTGAGGTAATCCCCACCCCAGTTCCCTCATCAGGTCGCTGTCGCGGTTGAGCGATAACGGATGATGGAGTATGGGTCCATCACCGAGGTTGCCAGACGTTTTTCACCGAAGAAGGTGATGTAACCAGGCAAGGTTTGGTCGTAGCGTCGCAGAACCATGTTCAAACGGTCAACGATGGTGTGACCACGTTGCCAATCGCCAAAATACATTGGGTACAAGCTGGTTGTGCCGGGAGTGCTGGTGCTGCTGTCAGGGCTGTCCACGTATTTGTTGACCACCACATCAAAGCCAAGCAATTGACCCACGATACCGTCATAGACCAAAGGCGACATACGTTCAAAGATTGGTGTGCCGTTGTTGTCTTTCAGACCGCGAATTTGAGCCAAGAACAAAGGGCTGACCAAGAACTTGGTGTTTGAAGACCAGTATTCTTGAGGCAGCAAGTGGATGAACTCAATGATGTCTTGGTAAGTCACGTTGGCTGTACCCACGCCAGCGCCGTTGCTGGTCAATTGGTCATAAGTTGCCAAGCTGTGCAAACCGCTGCTTGAGCCTGTGCCGCTAGAACCGAAAGACGCTGTGGAGATTGTGCCGCCAGTGTATGTACCGTTAGCGCCAGCGTATTGATTCAGACCGCGCAAACCGTTTGTTCCACCGTATGTATTGGGTGTGTCGGTTTGGTCGTTGTTGGAGATCATGGACTGACCTTCAACTTGGCTGAATTCCAGCAACATATCGTCAACCACGTTTGCTTCCAAACCGTCAATGTCATCCAAAGCCGCAGTACGGATTGGGAATTGCACGTTCAAATCTTGCAAAGTCAATTGCCAAATGTTGGTCGATTCAGTGGTAGCCGAACCGTTGTTCTGAATTGCATAGCCCCAAGTAGCGCCAGCGTTACCAGTTTTGGCACGGAATTGATAGGTTGAACCATCAGTTGTGACGTTGCGTGACACACCGCGCAAAGGGTTAACCAAACGCAGTTTGTGGAAAACGGGGTCATAAGCAGTACGACCACCAACGCCAGCGCCTGAACCTGTTAAGGCTGAACTTTCCTTCATGTACGCAGCGTATTGACCGTCATCTTCAAACAGTTTCAACTCTTTTTCCATTTTGCCTTTTTTGACAAATTTGGAGAGTTGTTCAGCCACGTTTTTGTTCACATCTTGGCGAACAGTTTTGGCTGGTTTGATGTAAGCAGCGCTGGAATTGACTTCGGAAATTTTGGCTTCCAAACGGGTCAACTTGTCAGCAACTTCCGCTTTCACTTCTTCCACTTTTGCAAGTGCAGCAGCTTGAGCTTCTTCGATTTTTGCGAGATTAGACGCTTCGATTGCGTCAACTTTCTCGAGGATTTTTTCAACAGACATTTTTAGCCTTTCAATTTTAAGTCGAGTTTTTTGGATAATTCGCGCAGTTCTAGGGCTGCAAGAATACCCGCTTCGGTCACATCCACATCTGAATCGCTCAGAGTTGGCGCATTTTCAAGAGGTGTTTTAACAGCATCGCGCTGTTCCAACACTTTCTTGAACACGGATGCGGCTGTGACCGCCCCATGTTTAGAAATCCCTGCATCGCGCAAAGATTTTTCTAATACTCGCAAATCCATTTTGCCTTCGGGTGTGAAATATTCCAATTTCATCACTTCGGCTGCTGGATTGTTTGGATACATGACGACAGACACTTCTGCCAAACCGCCTTTGGTAATTTGGAAATATGCCTCATCGCTGTCGTCATCATCTTCCATGTCGTTGCCATCGGCATCAACCATTTTGGCTTCGTCAGCGTATGCGCCAACCGAAACACCGCCAAACAAATTGGGAGATTCTTTAAGCACGTTGTACAGGTCAGAGCCGCCAACGGTATTGAGAAACAACTTGCCTTCGGCAGTCATTCCTTCTTTATCAAATGTAAATTCTGTCCATTCACCGACAGGCATTCCCATGTCGTTGTGATTTAAGAACATAGGCAATGTTTTGCCTGAACTTGCAAATTCTTTTGCCCAATCGCTAAAACCCTCGGGCTGGTAATTGAATTTGCGACCATCTGCGCCTTCGCGCTTGCCCCACGTTGTAACGCGAGCCTTAATCTTGCCTGATGGACTTCCTTGGTCTGCCTCTTTTTTTAGGTTGACCTTGGCTTCGCAAATCATTTGCAACCGATTTTTCATAGATGACCCCATTGCTAATAGCTTGATTATTGTCTGTTATTGTATGGGATTGCTCGGGTAGTGCTGGCACTTTAACACCAACTCCCCTGACTTGACTAGCCAGCGCATGAACTATTTTTTTCATTGCGTTGTTCATGTCTTGCCAATATTCATTTTGCGTGTTTGATTGCCGCCACCGCCGCCCGTGTCTTGTGGTGATGTACCCGCGATTGGGTCGATTTTGGCAGTTTTTGCACCGATTGGCACATTTGTTTGTGAAATCTTTTGTGGGTCAACTGAGGGCAATTGATCTGCGCCGTCAATTTTTGGAATATTCAAATACTCTCGCGCTTCATTTGGCGTGATTATGCCAGCAGAAATGCCAGCAGTCACGAAATTCATTTGGTCAAGCGCAGCACCCTTCAAAAAGTCTTTGGTGTCAAAACGAATGTGCAGGTTTGGATAACCTTTGAACAATTGTTGTTTAAATTTTTGCTCAATGTTAATCACCATCGGATACATGGTGGTTTTATAAAACTCATCCAACAATGTTTGCGTGTTGTTGAATTTGCCACTAGCAAGACCCAACATTTGAGGTGGCACACCAAACAAAGCGCAAATACGATTGGTGGTTTGCTCTTTTAATTTGGCAGCGTCAGCATCTTGCAAGGTCAACATTTTGACCGTCTCAAACGTCATGCCTTGGTCTAACAACATACCTTGTCCGGGCTTGCTTTGATCGGTTGTTTTAGAACCCGTCATGCTTGCCCATGCTTCTTTCAATCGTGCGGCAATTTCCTTGTATTTGGCATCAGGAATAACTTGGTCGGTTTTGAATAATCCGCTTGGCTTTGCGCCGTTTTGCATGACGTAGTTGGCATATAGGTCAATGTCGGTGTCCAACGCCACCAATTCGGTTGCCAAAATACCTTTGTTAAAACCCGCCGAACCTTGCCATGCCGCTTCGGTGCAATGCACCACTTGATGCGCCGCCAATGGTTCATCGCGGTTGAAACCGTAGGTCGGTGTTGACAATCGGTAGGTTGGATAACGCAAAGGTGTCATTTGCACCGTAATCAGCGTTGAATCCAAGTTGTACATTTCAATTGGCGTTTGTGTAGCGTCTTTTTGATTGTTGCGATAAAGCAACGTGAACACTTCACCCGCCAACTCGTACCACATCACCCATTGATACCAAAACTCGTATGCGTTTTGAAAATTGTTTGGGTCTTGCAACAACGACAAAACTTGTTTGGCTTTGTTTTTATCACGCACACCAACTTTGTCTGATTGCAAAGCATCGACAAAAGTGCCATCGTCAGATTTGACCATGACCGAAATACTGCACTGTGCCAATGCTCTAGCTTTCACACCAACGCAAGACATGATGGTGGAATTGCGGCTCAACACCGACATATCCACCACACGACCCGCATTTGTAGTGCTGGCAGTGGTCACATACAAAAGCTGGAATGCCGCGCCTTGTTGTCCGTTTTGGTTGGTACGGACAATTTGGTTGCCCAACTGTGTCTGACCAAACAGGGTATTGGACTCTTTTTTAACCTGTTTTTTCCCACCGAAAATGTCAAAAAATGCCATGTTTTTCCCCTGTTTTGCTACATATTACCATTAAAACACACGAACACCATAATTGCTAGAGACAAAAACATTGTCCAAATGGCAATGGATAGCCATAATCATTGCAATGATTCCGTCAACTTTTGCCGCAGGGTCAGCTTCGTTTTTTCGCACTTTCACGTTTCCATTAACGTCTACATAAACCTCACAATTACCAAGTTGCCAACCAATGAAAGGATTGCCATTGTGTTTAATGGCTTTTTTCATAATCAATTGTTCGGTTGTTTTGCTTGGATTAGACAAAGATGCCATGCCTTGTCCAACTTTTTTAACGGGTAAACCCTTGTTGTACAAGTTAGCCACCAAAGACGCTGCGTTGTAAGGGTCATATCCAATTTCTTTAATGTCGTACTTTTCGGCTTGCTGGCTTATGTACGATTCAATCTCATTTAGGTCTGTGACGTTGCCTTGCGTTAACTTTAAAACGCCTGATTTGATAGCCTCAAAGTAAGTTGATTTGTAATGATTGGGGATAAATTCAATTGATTCTTCTGGCAAGAAAAACATGAATTCGGCAAACAAATCTTCTTCGTCATAGCGATGCAAAGTGCAAACTGCGTTCAAATCTCGGCTGTGCGCCAAGTCAAAAGCCATAAATGTGGCTTCTGGGTTTTCTTTTTGTTCATCATTAGATTCATCCCAACTTCTTCGATCAACCCATGCCGAATGACTTGAGACATAGATATTGAGTTGCTTACACAAAAACTCGTTAAGGCTTGCTGGTTTGCTTTCGGCTTCTTGCGCCATGTGTCGGATGTGTTCAGTTGTGACCGATACGCCAAGCATAGGGTTTGCCTTGCCCCATGTGCTTTCGTCTGTCCATTGGTCGCCTGGGTCGATGCTGTACAACAACCCAAACCATTTAAAACTATCGGTAGCTGCGCCACGCAACACAGACCGAAAATGCGTCAAATCCTCAAAAAATTTGGTTTCTTTGGTAAAGCTGGCAGTTGTCATGTAAAGCCGCAGCGGGTTTTTTCTTGCGCCCATGCCTGAATGCAAAACCTCAATATTTGTGCGCTCGGTAATTTGCGCCGCTTCGTCAATCATGGCGCAACTAGGGTTTTTACCATCACCCGTTTTTCTATTTTCTCGAGACAGCGCCCTATACGTTGAAGTGCTGTCGCCGACCTTTTTCATTTCAGAACGAAACACATGGTATCGGCTTTTTAATTCTGGAATCATTCCATCAATAATTGCTTTTGACGAATCAAAGCAAATTGACGCTTGTTCACGGTTGGTCGCCAGCGTAAACACTTCCGCGCCCGTATCACCAAACTGCAATTCATACAAACCAATGATTGACGCAAGGGTTGTCTTGCCAGACTTGCGAGGCACAAACAAAATTACATCTGTGACCCATCGTTTTGTATTGTCTATCTTGTCTCGAAAACCATAGATTGCCGCCAAAAACAAAATTTGAAATGGCTGTAATTCAATTGTTTTTCCAGCGTCAGGACCTTTAACGTGCTTACAAAATTTAACAAACTTTAAGATATGTTCGGCTTTGGCAGGGACAAATTCATAGGGCGCGTCTTTGCGCTCTGCCATGTCAAGAAAACGCTGACAAGCCAGCTTTACATCTTCACAAGCCTTAATGTCGCCTCTCGTGACTGACGAGGCATATTGAAATGCTGGCTCAAGCAGTTTGGAATAACTCATCTACGGCACTAGCTGATTTTTTAACTTTGGCAATATCCAACTCTTTTAAGATTTTTACAATCTTGTCCAACGATTCTGTGCGAATTTTGATGTGTGCGCTTGGTGCTTCACCAGCGTTATATTTAAAAATGTACCCGTCATGCTTAATAAACGCATGTGCCTCAAGCATTGTTTCCAAAGACATGACCAGCATTCCCAACAGCAATTCTTGAGATGCGCCCAACTCCCCGCTGCTCATCTCAATCTCATTTCGCAACGCAGTCTCAAACGCTTTGCGCTCATACGTTTCAGGGTTTTCCATAAACGCAATGATTTGTCTTGGTGCTTTTTTCATTTTGCTTTCCTTTTTTTAACTAGTATATCTTACCCCCCCTAAAAATGACCTTTTGCGGGAAATTAGG